CTGTTGCAGATGAAGCACCGTAGTCACCTGTTGCAGATGAAGCACCGTAGTCACCTGTTGCAGATGAAGCACCGTAGGTACCTGTTGCAGATGAAGCACCGAATTCTTCGGACGAACTCGCTTCAGGCTTAATTCTAGCCATAGTGAAATCAATAGCTGCTTTTACAAGTCCGGAGATGTCTAAACGAGCTCCAATTCGAATCTTAGTTCCACAAATTTTATCCCCATCACGAGATTTATCAATAGAACCATCAATCTCAACTTCATGAAATACGCTTCTATTCGGCGAATAATAGCTGAATACATCTAACGGATATTCACAAGCATGGAATCCCGCTTCACAACATTCTGCTCTGGATGTTTCGTACTCCTTTCCCTCTTCATACTGAAAATCCCTACAAGTAAGATCTTTATTAAATCCTTTATATGCTTTCATTATTGTTTTTTCTCCTTTCAAAAGAAAACACCCTTAGTTCCTACATGAAGAACCAAGGGTAATCCATAATATCACGTTCAATATTTCCCGAAAATGGCAAGTTCAAATCAAAACTTCACATCTTATTGTAGATATTTCCATCAACATTAAAGTCGATAGCATACGCCAATTCGTCTTCGCCATATTCATTCGGAATGTAAACTTTATGAACATGGAATTCGATGAAATTATCACCATCTTCGTTATTTTCATCCAGAACCCATCCAACAACCATACCGGCTTTGGTTTTCTGGAATCCCAAAGAATCATATACATCATTGAGAGTTAAAGCCTTCTCAATTTTAAGTCGGTCGTTTGCGTAATTCTGCTGAGCGCGTAAGAACATCTCAACATAATCCGGTGTATCATCCCAATAAGGATTAGTACGTGTGAAATACTTAACGTATTCATTAGTTACCGTTGGATCTGCAACTTCTACGGTTTTCTTTACCTGCTTTTCTTTACCCTTTTCATCAACAACAGTTTCTGTAATCTCTTTTGTTTTGATGTTGTGGGTTAATTCATAATCTACCTGCTCACCATAGCGTTCTACTACTCGTTCGCGATATTCTTTGAACCCTTTATCAACAGTTGCATATGCCGCTGCAAGTGCTACATTTCTTTTTCTGAGAATATTGTTAGATGCAACAATACTGGTAATAGATAAAGTACCAAGAATAACAGCCGGTGCATATAACTTCGCAACTTTAATGCCTGTCTGGAAATATACCAATGCCAAATCTTTACGCATTATATCTTCATCATATTTATCCTTTAATTCCTCTTTCTGAGGAGCTTCATGGATAGCATCAATCTGTTCCTTGGATTCCTCCAAAATATCACTTAATTTTGTGGTCGCTTTACATGCCATAACAGCACTCGCTACCGTACCTACAACCCCTACAGCAATAAAGATTTCCGGGCTGTGTTTCTTCAGCTCAAATCCAATTTTATGAACAGAGCCACTTACTTTATTCATAAGTTCGTTCTTTTTCATCTTTTATTTTCTCCTTCCAATTTTTCAAGATGCTCGATTAAATGAGTTAAGTACCATTTTGCTTTCTGTAAGTCCTGTTTTCCGTTCTTAGCTTTCCAACGGCAAATATATTTAATTACATTAGCCGTATCTACCGCCTCAATACCCTTCAAATCAAAAGTAAAGGCCTCGATAACATCAATTACTTCGAGACCTGTTTCACTCTGATAATGAGGAGGGCGACTTACCATTTTGTCGTCACATTCGTACATGTTGATTCTCCTTATCTGTTAATAGGTAATGCTTTCGGTAATTTAATATAATAACCGTCATCATCCCTCGCTCTAATGACATCTGCACTTCTTAAATCAGTCCAACCATAATTGTTATAGGTATAAGGACAAGACAAATCAGCCGCAGAATATAAATCCTGAACACTAGCAATTCCATATTGAGAAATTAATTCCTCCAATTCCATCAATACTCGTTCTGCATCGCCGCGATTGGAGAACAGAATAGTATCGTAATCAAATCCACTGCCTCGTGTTCTGGTAGTAGACTCGTTTCGATTATCTCTTTGATAACTAGCACGTGAATATGCTTTATCGTAAGAATATCTGCTTCCATCTCGTCTACCACGATATCTTTGACCAGAAGCACCATTCAACATCATGTCTAATCCATCTGTAAAAGAGTCGTATAAAGCCCTTTTCAAAGTCGGAATAATGATGTCATTCAGAATATAATTCTTCACATTTGCAATGTCTTCAGCAATAAATACATCTGCGAATTTCTGTACTCCGGATTTCTTTTTCGTTTTTGCAGTTCCGCTAATAACCTTCGTAACCTTTGGTTCTTCTTTCGGAAGTTGCTTGTCAGTTTTTTCTCTCGATTTATTCGAGTTTGACTTGTATTCTTCCATGTATTCTCCTTTCAGCCAACCATCATAATTTTGCCTGGAAGAGTCACCTTTGTTCCAGCAATACGATTGTTGCTTTTCTTATATTGATAAGCTAAATTACTTCTTGCCTTCTGCTCTGATGGAGCAATTGTCTCTCCTTTCCAGTTGCTGGCAACTAATCTATCGAACTCCATTACAGGACCGTCATAACGATATTTCATACAATTACTCCTTTCAGAAAAACAAAAAGGAAAGCACCCGTAATTAGGTACTCTCCTTTAAGTTCATATACAGTTTTCCATATTCAATTTTTATTCTTCTTCCGCTGCAATATCTTCATCCAGCATTCCCAGATCTTCAGCATCGAAATCTGCATCTTCAACAACTTCTTTGTTGCTGTTGATTTTCTTATATGCGATATAGCCTACAGCACCAACAAGTGCAATAACGCCTCCCGCAATACCGAGTTTCTTCCAACAACTCTTAGATGTTGCTACTACAACTTCCTCTACTAAATTTTCTGTGTTTGTGTTTTCCATTGCGTTCATGATTTTTCTCCTTTACAATTGAAATTTTATAGAATTTTTAAGTATATCTACTTCATAATACCGTTTGTAAAATCTGCGAACCTACATCAGATTTCTGAAATCATATCTCGGTGCATAGTCATAATCCAGCACAATACAAGGTGTATCATCTTCTGCAATCTGTGCGCTGAAACGAATATTAATCAGTCCATCTCCAACGTTCCATCCCAAATCGTTGCCGTTCTTTGTACACTGCAATCCTAATTCGTAATAGAACTCATTCAAAGAAATATACATCTCGCTAATAAGTTTACGATTCAATTCATTCTCGATTTTCTTAATCTTATCGATGTCTGATTTGAAATATCTTCCAGAAATAGTGTCATAACACAAAGTGTCACCTTTCTTGGTAATATAAACCTCGCTGTTACTTACCGGATTTCTGTCGATTTTATCCTTAGCAATCGCATCGCGAACCCCACGTTCTTTTTTCTCTCCAAAAGTTTCAATTACTTTTTCCTGATACTCTTTCAAAGCACTTTCTGACAAAGAATATGCCGTTGCTAAAGCTGCTGTTCTTCGATTATTTACGGATGTAGCACCGATTAAACATGCTACAGACATCCCCGTAACTAATACTGAAGGAATATAAACAGGAGCAACTTTTGTAATGATTTCCTTGCTTACTTCCTTCTTATCCAATTCCAATTCGGCTTCTTTTTCATGGATTTCAGATAATAAATCCAGAGCTTTTGGTGTAGCTTTTACTGCCATTACGCCTGCTGTAATCATTCCGGTAATACCAATACCGGTCAAGATTTCCGGACTATGTTTTACCATTTGTGTTTCAATTTTCTTGAAAAATGCTGAAATACTTTTCGTATTCATATCTTTTTCTCCTTTTCTTTGTTATTCAGCCGCCAGTAATATGTCTAAAATATCCATACCTATGTCATATGCCACAGAAAAGATATAACTTGCTTCCGGACGTTCACATGCAAAATGTTCCATTCGGTATACAAATTCTTCTACAGCAACAATAGGTGTTACGTCTTTCCGTCTTCGAATTGTTCGCAGAACCTCTTCCGCAGCCCAAATCGAATAACTTCTCTGACAAATGTAGGATTTCTTCAAGCGATATCTCGGTTCTGGCAAATCCGAAATATAATCTTTTACGATCATCTCTGCTGTTCTGCTTGTCATTTTCGCCTCCCAAAAAGTAAAAGCCTAGGTTGTTGAACCTAAGCTTCTGCTCTTTCCGATAATTGCTTACTAACTTCTTCTCTGATTTCTTCTTTTCTTGTCTCGGCGTCAACATATGAGGTGAGCATCGATACTACTACACCAGCAATTGTTGTTGCGAATCCAAGAATTTTCAAACCAGTCATTTTCTTGTTATTCATAAAGCAATTCCTCCTTTCTTCATTAAACAAGTTGCAAATCTTGCGTATTTATTCTTCGTCCCATTCAGATGTTGGAAGCCATTCCATATCAACGATATAAACCTCTAATCCATCATCGAGAACCGTTTTGTGATGGGCGAAGTCAATCCAATATAAACCATCCTCCCATGACCAACCAATTTCATCGCCACCTTCAATCGGTTCTAAACCAAGGAATTCATAAAAATCATTTACTGGTAGATGACCAGATAGAGTGAAGTTCCGATTCAAATGATATTCAGCCTGAATAACTCTATTCACTGTACTTTCAAAATATCTTTTAGAGAATGTGTCATAGAATAATCTCTCGTCTTCGGGATTATGCTCTTCAAAATCTAATGTGCTACAACTACAAAGTCCTACCGATGTTAAATATACATCCTTGCAGTTTTCTCGCACGATAGAATCGACAATGATTTGATGAGCTTCTTCCCCATACAATTCTTTTAATTTTTGTTTGTAGTCGTGGTAAGACGTATTTAACAACGCATAAGCACTCGAAATAGCTGCCTGTTGACGTTTGTTTAATACGTTAGCTCCGAATATACAAACAATAGTCGAAGTACCCATAATAGCTGCTGGAATATAACATGTCCATGCTGAACGAACTGCTTCTGTTTTTGAGTAAGCATATGGATCACCATCGTGATTTTTTCTACTATCATTTTTAATTCGTTCGATAGCTTTTGGCGTTGCTCTAACTGCTAATACCGAAGTTGCTATTACACCAACGGCACCAACACAGGTTAGAATGGTTGATGTGTTGTTATGAAAGAACTTTCTCACATCAATACGTGGTTTAGTTACTTTTCTTTGCATAAACTTTCTCCTTTCTGAGGTGTGTAAAATATAAAACCAAAAAGAAAATGTAAGGGATTCGAACCCTTGACCTACGGAGTTTTTAGTCCGTTGCTCTACCACTGAGCTAACATCTTCTCTTCATTAAATGGTTTGCAAATTTTGCGAAGTAAAAAGAAAAAGAGACCTTTTACAGTCTCTTCGTCCTACAACCCCATATTGGTTGATATGATTCTTAATAGCTCTTCTTTACTAATATCCGCATCTACATCCAAGTGAATATGTGCCTGTTCGTCATCTAAATTAATTTTTATAGCATTCAGTTTTAACTCTACATTATATCCTAATTTTTGCTTTAAAATCTTTGTGATGATTTTTGACACAATATTTGTTGTAAATTTTGATGTGATTTTCATTTCATCCATGCTCCTTTTTCTCCTTTCAACGTTCATGGGTTTTCATAAAGGAACATGCAAATAATGCGAATATTAAATATCTTTCTTATCAAAACAGGTTTCCCATCGTTCTCTTGGTATAGGTTTCATCTTTAAAGCCCACATAATTTGTCGAAGAGTAACCGTTGGATATAATCCGTCCGTAGCATCTCCGGCTCGTGTGTCAAAGAATTCCTTGAATTTTGGGTGTAAATATAAAGCATCTGTCAGCCATTCATCTATCTCCGTCCAGTATGTGTATTTTAATCTAGGTTTAAATCTTTGCTGAATCACTGCCAATCCCTTATCGCCTATTAAATATAACGTACATCGGGAATAAACCGGATGGTCGCATCGGTATAACTGTCCATACATAGAAGAATATAATTTTGGTTTTTCATAATGATATCGCATAGTTTCTTCGGTCAAAAACGAAGAGCGT